CCGTTCTAATGTAGTCACTTAGGCACTTGAAATGAAATTTTTTGTTAGGCAATATATATGAGTGTGTGTGTGTGCATGTATATATAATATATATACTCTAATAAAAGAAAGTAACTAAAGTGACTACAGTAGCTACAAATGGCCCTACCGCATATCCAGAGGCACTTTCACTTTTCCGAAAATTCAAATTCAAAGTAACTACCAAGTGACTACACTCCGAGATTACCAACAGACTGCAATTGACCAGCTCCGGGCAAACATTGTGCAGGGGAAAAAGCGGCTTATCCTTTGTTCACCTACCGGTGCAGGAAAGACTGTAATGTTCAGCTACATGGTGGCCGCTGCATTGCAGAAAGGAAAGAGGTGTATAATCTTCACGGACCGCATAGAATTGCTCAGGCAGGCCGATGGCAGTTTGGCAAGGTTCAATATTGCCGCAAGTCTTATCGAGGCCTCTAAGGGCAGCATTGAGCCTGATGCTGCCTGTTATATCGCAATGGCGCAAACATTCATCCGGCGAAAGGCAAATCCAGCCTATGCCGACCTGCTGAATGCGATGGACCTGATTATCATAGACGAGGCGCATAAACAAACCTTCAACAACCTACTGGATCTGATTAACCCAAATGCCGTGGTAATCGGCGCAACTGCTACACCGCTGCGCCGGGGAAAACAAACCTGCCTTTCCAAGTTCTATCAAAACCTGATTAACCCTGTGCAGGTCTCAGAGTTGATTCAATTGGGCTTCCTTTCCGACCCGGTTTCTTTTGGCACTCAGATTGACCTTTCCGGTATTGGCATGAAAGGCGACGACTATGATACCAGTCAGATGGCGCAACGCTATTCAGAGCGCAAAGTTTACGCCGGTGTGCTTTCCAATTATTCCCGCCTTTGCAATAGGAAGAAAGCCATTGTCTTTGCCTCAAATATTGCCAGCAGTCAAGAAATATGCGATGCCTTCCAGATGGCCGGGTACCCTGCCCGCCATGTCGATGGGGAGATGAGCAAGAAAGAGCGGGCCGGTGTTTTGCGGTGGTTCAAAAATTCACCTGATGGCATCCTTTGCAATTGCGACCTGATGACAACCGGCTATGATGAGCCGACTATCGAGGTGGTCATTCTCTACCGGGCCACTGCCAGCCTGCCATTGTTCATGCAGATGGTGGGCCGTGGCAGCCGGGTAACCGAAACCAAAAAGAGGTTTATCATTTTGGACTTTGGCAATAATATCCAGTCTCACGGCTACTGGGAGCAAGACCGAGAATGGAGTCTAAAGAAGAAACAAATGCGAAAAAAGGCCGGGGTTGCCGGGGTAAAAAGCTGCCCAAATTGCGAGGCACTTATACCGCCTTCTACTCGGGTCTGCAAGTATTGCGGCCAAATAATCGAGCAAAAACCAAAAGACCCGCCGCCGGTAGCGGAATTGCAGTTACTGACCAAAGCAGATGGTATGAAATTGGCCCAAAACAGCGATATTGCGGCGAAAGCAAAACTGGCAAAGGCCAAAGTAATCAGCCCTTTCTGGGTGCTGCATAACTGCAAAAGCAAAGACGAGGCCTTGCAGTTTGTCAGTCTGATGGGCTGGAAAAAAGGCTGGTTATTTCATAACGCAAAGAGATTCAAAGTATTCGCAGGTTCAGATGGAAGAATTTAAACTTCAAGCCCAGTGCTTCCAATGGCACTGGAACAATTACCCGGATGAAAGAGGCCTATTGTTCACGGTGAATAACAACTCAGGCAGCAGGAAAGAAGGTGCTGTCATGAAAGCAATGGGAGTTGTCGCCGGGGTAAGCGATATGATTTACCTGCAATCCGGTGGCCCGGTGTTTCTGGAGTTCAAGACCGCAACAGGTCGGCAATCTCCGGCGCAAAAGCGATTTCAGGAAATAGTTGAATCTCAGGGGTATCAATATCACATAATCCGCAACTTCGATGACTTTAGAACTGCAACCGGAAAATAAGTGGGCATTGGCAAAATGCTACATTTATAGCTTCATTGCCCAACCGCCGAGGGCTTTTTGGGATGATGCTGAATTCATGCACCAGCGGGAGTTCCTGCTTGCCTTTTTAGGTTTTACCATTTTCAAGACCGATTTCAATGTTATCTTTGCCAATTACCGCAATCACCGGCCAATTCAGGAGGCTCTGGCGGCTGCAAAGTTAGCGTATGAGACAAAGACCCTTCCAAACAACATTGCCGGATTCTGGAGCCGCATCGTCGCCGAAGGTGGCCTTTCTTGCCTTTGAGTTCAAGATGAGCAAGCCAAAGTTGTTCCTTTCGGTCCGGCCCGGAGTGGAATGCAGGATTCATACGATTCAGGAAGGCGCAAAATTTGGGAATGATTACGAGTTTAAGTTTAATGTCGAGGCCATGCACTTCCTTATCCGGTTAATATCAGACTGGAATTGTGAGGTCAGCATCTATGCCAATCACCCGATGACCGCTGAATGGGAGGCCTTCTGCCAGATGCGGGGGATTCAGCATAGCATAGTGGAGTACTGAAAATTTCGGCGTATCTTTGCCTCGGTTTTGAATTTGAAATGAATGTTGTTAAATCTTGGTTTTCCAAAAGAAGCCGCCTTTTAGGTGGCTTTTTTTTTATCTTTGCATCGAAGAAACTTAAATTAGTTTGCCATGCCACTGAAAAAAGGTTACAGCCCTAAAACGATAGGTTCAAATATCAAGACTGAAATGAAGCGAGGCCGGCCTAGAAAACAGGCAATCGCAATCTCTCTATCGGTCGCTAAAAAGGCAAAGAAAGCAGCAAAAAAGAAGTAACCAGCATGCAGGTAGTTCCAATTTCAGAGATAACCAGAAACCCGGCAAACCCTCGCATAATTAAAGACGAGCGATTTGCAAAGTTGGTTCAAAGCCTAAAGGACTTCCCTGAGATGGCCAATGTCAGGCCGATTGTCGTCAATAAGGATATGGTTATCCTTGGCGGCAATATGCGCTTTCGGGCAATGAAAGAAGCGGGCTGGAAGGAAGTTCCCGTTGAGGTTGTAGATTGGTCTGAGGAAAAGCAAAGGGAATTTATCATCAAAGACAATGTAGGGTTTGGTGAGTGGGATTGGGAGAATTTGGCGAATGAGTGGGATGCTGAGCAGTTGGCAGATTGGGGGTTGGAGGTGCCGGGGTTTGCACCAGCAGTTGATTATTCTATATTAGATGATGAAGATGTTTCAAAGCAACTTGAAGAAATGACTGATGGAGTTAAGAAAGCCATTCAAATTGAATTTGAAGCAGAACACTATGAAGAGGCTTATGCACTTGTAAAGTTTTGGAGAGACAAAGGAGGTTATGTAGGTGGGATGATAATGGAGTATCTAAAAGCTGAAAAGGAAAAGCTATGAAAAGAATTGATTTAATACAAGTTCAGCATGACCGGAAAATCGGTGAGTTGTGCGAATATATCGAGCCAAATGTTTTAGAGGATAGTATCTTTTATGCAGACGGTGAGCCAATAGGTTTTTATCTCAGTAAATTAACGGAAAAGGGATGCAAGTTGGCAGATTTGGCAAACGCTGAATTAAGAAGTAAAAATGTTCCTAAAACGGTTATGACAAGACAAATTCCTGACGGGAAAAATCCTGATGGAACATACAAATACAGAAACGAGGTTGACCAATATTCGACAATTATTGGAGGAGTTCCACAAAAGCCACACATGAGAAGGAATTATGCAACTTTGTCAAGTGTTCACGGTGTAAAGTCTGCACAAACTTTCATAAAGGCAATGTTAATGCTTGCAAAGGAATCGGAATCAATCATTGCTGATTTACTTCCAGAGCAATATGCCAAACAACTAGAACTATTTAAGGAAGTTCCTGACAAATGGAAGTTTGGCAACTTGTTTACAAGCTCAATTTCAAACTATAATATTTCAGCACCTTTTCACCGAGATACAGGCAACATACAAAATACGGTCAATGTCATTATTTGCAAAAAACTGAATGCAAAAGGTGGTGATTTGCATGTTCCTGATTATGATGCAACGATTGGTCAGCAAGATAATTCAATGCTGGTTTACCCTGCATGGCGTAATGTTCATGGGGTTACACCCATTATTCCAACACATGAAGGAGGGTACAGAAATAGCCTTGTATTTTATCCGTTAAAGGCTTTTGTAGGGCTTTCATGATACAGTTTGTAAACAGTTTATTATGGCAGGACGAAAAGACATTTACAAAGATGCAAGGCCTTTCAAAAAAGGCCAGTCTGGAAACCCCAATGGCCGTCCAAAAAAACTCCCAGAACTCCGGGAACTATTAGCCAATGTTTTAGGCGATGAAAAGGACGGCAAGACAGCAGCAGAGGCAATCCTGATGGCCCTCAGAGCAAAGGCGGCGAAGGGCGATGTACGGGCCGCCGAACTACTTCTTGACCGGGCCTATGGCAAGCCTAAGCAAGATGTGGACCTTTCCGGCAGCATGGTAACGGTAATCAAACCCAAACCGATTGCAGACTCTTGACCTCTCAGACCCGGCACTCTGGCAGCACAAGTACCTGCCCGCAGTAATCAATCCCAACACCTTCAATATCCTTTGGGGCGGCTCAGGTTCTGGTAAAAGCCAGTCCATGATTCAGCTTTTTCTGGCTGAAATCTGCAATCACTCCGAAAACCAATATCAGACTTTCTTTGTCATCCGGAAGGTTGCCGCAACGCTGCGCAATTCAGTCTTCGCCGATTTCAAAAACAAGATAAACGAGTGGGGCATAAACCATTTTCTCCAAGTCAAACCCGGTTACATGGAGATTCATTCAGGTACCAACAAGATAGTCTTTCTCGGCTGCGATGACCCGGAGAAGCTGAAATCACTAAGTCAGGCGAAATACATCTGGATTGAAGAGGCGACCGAATTGTTTCTTGATGACTTTACCCAGATAACCCTTCGATTGCGGGGCAAGTCCAATCACCAAAAGCGGTTCTTCCTGACCTTTAACCCGGTCAGCGATACCCACTGGATAAAGAAGCGGTTCTTTGATGAGGTGCCGGAAGCAGAGCAGGACCAAATACTGAGGTTGCATGGCACCTACCGGGATGCCTTGAGCTTTCTGGATGCCAACTACATTACCCGGATGGAAGCCCTTCGAGAAGTGAATGAAACGATGTATGAGATTTATGCACTCGGCCACTGGGGTATCTGGGATAAGGAAAAGCTATTTGCCAAAGAATTTGACGAAACCGTCCATGTCTTCCGGGGCGCAATCAAAGCCAAACCGGGGATGCCGCTTTACCTGTCCTTTGACTTCAACTCTGCCAACGGCGGTAACACCTGCCTTGTAGCACAGCACACGATTAACGCACCGAAGGACCGATACTATTGCAATG